AATACTACCAAACAGATCCATTTGAATTTTCCTGTTTGACTGGTCCGTTATTATTAATAGCATAACGAGCAGGACCATCCTTCTTATCGCTAATCTTTGCCTTATATTCAAACGCCTTTGCTCTAGCGACATTCTTCCAGGCATCGACATTAGACATACTGAAATTTAAAGATTGTTCTTTCAAATTATCAACAACATCCGTAGGAATTTCTACCGCAGTAGTAATTTCTTTCAACGTAGTATTGACTTCAAATGAGAACTGATTCTTTTCAATCTTTTCTTTAAATTCCTTCAATGACATATTTTCCGCCATGTATGCCTTTTCATTTTCTTGAGCGGCAGCAAACTTTTCAGAAATATCTTTCTTCTTTGCGGCCATCTTCTGACAAACTGCAAACATTTTCTTTGCAACTTTCGCCCAATTAACTTTAGAACTATCACCAACAGAAAATTCTTCCGTCATTTCTTCATCAACATATTCCTGTTCCTGTTCAGTTTCATCTTGTAACCAAGCTAAAACATAAGCAGTATCTAAATATGCGTCTAAAGACATATCCTGTTCAGTACCTTCTTTCTTTTCTTTGGCTTCTTCGTCAGGACTTTCACCCGCTTCATCAGCAGGAGTTTCATCTTTTTCTGGTTTTGCCGCCATTTCTTCCGTCTTGGCTTCAACTTCAGCGGACATTTCAGTTTCAGGTTTAACTTCTTCCTTGTCTTTCAAATCTTCTTTTTTATCCATTGAATTTTTAACCTCCTTTTCCTTTTCTATTGAATCGTTTTTTACTTCTTCCGAATCAGAAAAAAAGGACATTCTTTGAGAGTCTATTTCGTCCATTTTTCCAATCATTTCCATAGCCCAATTTTTACCACAAGAACCACCAAACAATTCACAAGAAATATAATCATTTGATTCTTTATCGGATATATTATCAAATGTTTTCTTGAAGTGTTTAGCGACTCTGCGTAACTTATTGGGGTCTATTTTATCAGAGTTGATGATGTGTCTCGCTACGGATAACGAAACAGAATTACCACCCCTGTTATGGATTTTGTGTAGTTCTAAACCTTTTTTAGAAGATTTTTTCATTTCTTCCGGAATAGTGAAATCAAGATTGGCCTCTTCATATTTTGTCGAAAATTCTTTCTTGAAATCTTTTTTATATTCTTTTTCAATTTCAGAGAATGACAAAATATTGATTTGTGCTGAAGGACTTCCTTCAACAATACGCTCTCCCAAAATACAAGCGGCAGAATACGCAAAATCAAGCATATCAACTAAACCATCCGGTCTGCTATTCTCATCGGATTCAAACAATTCCATTTCTACGGATAATTTGGATTCTGTTTTGTCTTGTGATTTAAAAGTTTCTAGAAATTTTCCAGAATAACGTTTCCAGATTTTTGCAGCCACTTCGAGACTAAGCCTAGAATCTGGTAATCTAACAAATTGTTTTGAACCAGGAACAATAAATCCAGCAGGAACGTTACCATCATCATGATTAGCAAAATCACCAAAACGAGAATCTATTGAAAAGATAACTGGTTTTTCATATGCAGAATCAGCAGTCTTTATAAGGTTTTCTTCGGAACAAAACATACCGTTGCGATTCTTGCCCGACGAGAAGAGTCGTAATTTTGCCGTAGCAAATTGAGAATCTTGTTTTTCATCAACAATATCTGCTTGTTCAACTTCAAATACTATTTTACGCGATTGAGTTTGAGGCATCTAGTTTCACCTCCTTTTTGATTATTTTCCATACACTTGAAATCATAATGATCTAACCATTTTTAAATAGAATGGCATATTTTTAATTGCTAAATTTGCTTCATCAGTATTTCCGAAATAAAACTTAGAACGATCTTCTGATTTTCCGAGTAATGGAATTTTCTTTGTTTCTATTAAGTAGTGAGCAACGATAGAATTTACTACAATTGCGTTTTTAGGTATTTGTGATTCATTGATTATGTACATTTGATTAATCCTTCAATGTAGCGTCAAACAACACAAAATCCTTAACCATTGAAACCTTTTGAAGAAACTCGTCTGCACCTTTTTCTTCTTCAATTTGGATAAATAACATCTCATTAATAAAAGGTCTATCAATATATGATTTAGATTCTTCGATAATATCCGCAATAGCTTCAAGAGATTCAGTTGTTCCAATCTCAGTATCAAGATATAATTGCGCGGCTTGTTGGGGAGAAGTGATAATCACAGTAGGTAATTCTGAATCAACAGGAATATATTTACCCCCAACCCTATCATTAATATAATCGATGACCTTTGTGTAATGTTCATACTCTTCTGCGGCCTGTTTTCTGAATTTTTCTGCAATATTCGTAAGACGTAAATCTTCAAAAAATGAAGTTACTGACTTATAGATAGTGACGTTATTTAATTCGTGTTTGGCTTGTTCACAGAAAAAACTATTTAAATCGGGGGATAGTCTCATTGATTATCACCTCCCTTTATGTTCAATTTATATTACGCGCTTAAAACACTAATCCAAGTACCAGCAGCAGTATCAACACAGGTACGAGTCTTACCACCAGCAACAGCAACACCAGTAGCAGTCGCCACAGCATCAATAGTATCGGTTCCCGAACCAAAAAGTTGAAGGGAAGTTGCGCTAGAATTACGCACATAATGCATAGCACCAGAACCAGTCGCTAAAGGAAGTTTGACGGAGTCGGCGGCAGTTGCAACAATTGTAACTTCATGAACGGACTTTGTACCAGACAACGCCAAAGCAGCAGCTTGAGTACCGCCCGCATGAGCGGTAAGACCAGTTTCAACGCCAGAAACAACAGGTGTTCGTGCTTCGAGAGAAGCGAGTAAAGTACCAAGAACCGCATCCTGAGCAGCGCGTGACGAGCGATTCAGTTTATTGATAGTTGTAGCAGATAAAGTCATTTTTTAATCTCCTTAACCGTAGGACGGTCAACCGAACGTTTATATTACTTGAATAAAATAAAATTATAGAATAAAAATATTCTATAAATAAAAACAACCTATCTAATTATAGATGGGTTGTAGTTTTTGTTGTGTATGTGTATTTTATAATTATTTATTTCTTGTTATTTGCCATTTCTTTTTCCATACGTTCACAGAACCATTCTTCCATTTCTTCCGCCTGTTTTTCAATGATATTAATACTTTCATCAAAATAACCAGACATTATATTTTTCTTGATTTCTTCTTGAATTGAAACATCATCATCTGAATCAATCCAATATCCAACCATGTGACTTATAATTCCGTTATTCTCTTCTTGATAATAAAATCCAACTAAATATTTATCGGAATATTTTTCTATCATTTCTTGTTTGTATTCTTCTTTGATATTGTCAAAATCTTTTTCTTCAATGAATACTTGAATCGTTCCCCTACGATAATCACAACAAACAACATTCCGATTGTAAAAATTAAACTTCATTATATTTTCTCCTTTAGATGATTTATTTTACTTACTAAAATAATTTTATCACTAAAATAAAAATATGTCAAGGTTAAATCATCACACACTTCCACCTTTTTCAACATTGGATGCGGAATCCCTAGTTGCAGAACCACTATCTGTTAAATCTCCACTTGATTTTTGTGGTCTTCCACCATCTGCGGGCATTTGAGAATTAAGAATAATTGGGGTAAGTAAATCCGTAAATTTTATTGCTTTAGATTGTTGAAGTTGTTTTATAAATCTATGAGGCGCAATTCCTCGTGAAGCGGCTATCTTCTGAGGGAGGACCATCCCAAGATTTGCCATTCCAATAGCATAATCAAACCTACTCTTGCGATCCAAGAAATAATTGTTTCCCTCAAATTCTACCGTAAATTTATACTTTTTGGTTTCTTTTGCGGAAAAATAATTTACAAAATTGTCGAATTGTGAATAAAGTTTTTCCATTATCAAAGAATCGGATTGAAAAGATAGTTGAGATTCTATGGCATTGGCTTTAAGGGAAGAGCTAAAAACGAGGGGCGCATTTATTCCAGAACTGTCAACGCCATTTTTTAGATATGATGAATACATTGTATTATCACTTTGAAAACTAACAGGAGTCATGCCTTCCAATGGTGCAGCGGCTACTTTTACGGCTTCACCAATTGCACTCTTTAGCAATGCTAAAAATTGCCCCAGAGATGTTGCTGAAATCATGATCGAATCGGCTACTTTAGTTTTTGCGTCTTTTATCATGGGAACCGAACCAAGAATCATCTTACTTGCGGCAGCCATATACTGATTTTTCTGTAATGCCCTAATAAATGGTGCATTAATAAATTCAGGCATGAGAGATGCGTAATAAGGAACCATTGTAGCAATAGAAGTATCAAATTTAAATACCCACGCGTATTCAGGTGGAACATCTACCCATGTTGCAAAGGTACTATTTCCTCTATTATCTAACGCAATTGCTGGATTATATGCAACATATTTACCATTGTTATCTGTCCCATAAATCTTATTAAATTCTTGTGTAAACCAAGCGGGATACATGTTAAGCATTACGCCCGGTTGAAGAAAATAGTCCATACGAAGCGAAACCAGAAATCCCAGATCCCAAAGGGCCGTTATTTTTGTGTAGTTTAATGGTAGTTCTTGAAGAACAATCTTTTCACCATCAAATCTAGGACAGGCAATCATTGTTTCATTACGCAAGAGTTGTTTGACCACATTCCCAAACTGTTGTTTATAGTCAAAACGATCCATGAAATTACAAAACGCCAATTCGTCTTTTTTATATTGTTTGGATGTATATTCTTCAATTTCTTCTGCATTTGATGTATACGTATAATCAAATGCAAGATGAGAATTCATATATGCCAAAACACGTTTGAATGGACTTGAAGCTAACTCCAAATATTCAACCATTTCGCGTAATTGTTGTTCATTATTTTTAGGGTCAGCAAGAGCGGCATTAATTTTATCTTCATTGGTTGATTGTGGATTATAGTTTTTATTTTTCAACTGACTGTTGATTAAATCAGGAGTCACGATCCCTGGGAAGTATCCACCAGATACACTCTGCTTTGCAAACTCAATTACATCATAAATTTCTTTAATAGAAACTTCTTGATCAACTATCGCCAAAGGCATATCCTTTCCAGATGGAGAAGTGCTGCTAGAATTATTAGTGTTTCTTTGTCTTTTAGGTGTCACATTTATTATCCTCCTTTTCTGAAAAGTTTAGTAAACCATCGTTAGTGCCATTAGGGATGATAGTTCGTCGTTAGGTTGCGATTCTCTGAGTAGATCGGTATCAAATTGTGATATAATAAAATTGGCATAGGAAACTGAACTATACCTATCCTTCCTGGCCCCTGGACGTTCACTTAATTTAACTATACCATTATTCAATACCATATCCAAACCAACACATTCAGATATTAATAGTCCAGTTTGAACATATGGAGACATAAAAAACGAGTATGAATTATCTTCACCATTTTTCATAAATTCTTTTTGAGATTTTATTAAAAAAGTTTCTGCATCCCCATCTGGGATTAAGAAATTCCACATTTTCTTTTGAAGTGAAGTTCTAAACATAACTGCTATCTGAGAATTTAATGTTGCTGAAGCCGCAATTGGGAAAATAACAGGCATAGCATTCATACCCAATGTTCTACCTTCTAACTCTTCCCTTAATTTCTCTTCAACAAAATCAAATTCTCTGCCAACAACACCCATTGGAGGAAAGTTTATTCCTCTTTCATCACTTGGAGTCACTTGAGAAAGATTATCATATATGGAAATCCCTATATTCTGAATATCTAAAACTATATAGTCCGCTTCAAAATCATGATAAATTTCTTTTATCCTTTTTGATTGAATACCGGTATGCTCTCCCTTATGTGATTCTGCGTACAACAAAGAACGTTCCATTCCTTTTCCAATCATAGGTATATAACGAATACAACTAATAATTGTATTATCGTTCTTTTTTCCCGCCCTAGAAGCTACGTCCACGCTAATAAAACGAATCTCGCCATCTGTTTTTGGTATTGCATATGGATTCTTCTTGTCTGAATAAGTTTCATCCCTTTGTGGATAAAATGCTCTTTTTATATTTCTAGGAAATTGAGATGTTTTAAAGTACGACTTAGAAGATGTCCCAGAGGGTATATTCAGATACTCAAGCTGTATGGTCACTTCGTCCATGTCCGACATTTCATTTTTAATTGTTTCTACGGTCTTTATACCGTGACGAATCGAAATTAAATAATCCAGAGCCATAAAATTAGCAGTATCATCACCAGAAACCATTCTTTTTATACAAGTTTTTACATACTCCCACCAATATTCTGTTGTATACCAACATGAAGTTATATAGGAGATAACACCTTCTTCAACTAGAAGAGGGTCATTCTCATATAATGGATTGGATTTGTATGGAGGCATTCTTGATGTTAAAAATGGTTTTATGACTTGTTCAAGAATATCTTTTCCTAAAAGCCTCGCTTCTTCCACAATTATAAAGTTTGATCTGTGACCTCTCGCACTTTCAGAACCAGGAACAACTAAAATTGTACTTCCATTTCTAAATACACATTCACTTACATTCGAATTCGTTATTATAGATTTTATTTCTCTTTTCACATTTGGGTGGTTATCATACAAAGATTGCATCTTTTCTTTTAAAATAATTCCGCCCTGAGATAAAGTTTTCGCCACGACAGTTATTTTGCTGTTTGGATAAAGAACTGCCAATGTTAAACTCCACACAGCAAGCAACCATGTTTTTGCAGAAGCGCGAGATGCTACAATATAAGCCAAATTGCTTCGTTGTAAGATCCAAATCCACAAAACTTGGTATGGAAACAATTTTATACCAAAATAATCCTCGACAAATCTATGTGGATTACGCCTATAAAACGTAATCCACAATTTATATTTTTCCTTTTTTGCTTCCTCAATATCTTGATGCTTCACCATACTTTGAGGTTTTTTGAAAATATCTTGAGATTGGACCCTTTTAGAAAAGTCATCTTTAAATACTTGGGATTTCCCCGCCATTTTTAGATTCCTCCTCTATTGTTGAAGGTGAATATTTATCAAAATCATCATATTCATCATCATTATCATCAGTTGCTTCGACATTGAAATCCCTAGAACCAGTAACAAAATTCTTCAATGGTCTTCGTATATATTTCTCAAAATACGCGGATATGTTATCGAAGTCCTTGAACAACTTGCGATCCTTATAAAAATCTGCCGGTTCGGTTTCTTCAATTTGCTTTATAATTAAACCAAACGAATCACTTTTTTGACCCGCTGAAGCCATGTTCGCTTTTGCAGGATCAACAGAACAAGTTTTCATAAGATTTTGTTTCTCTTTAATTAAATCACTTGTAGACCCACCTTCAACTCTGGCATTTCTAATTTGCAATTCTATGTAACAAAGTTCTTTTAAAAGTGAAACTTGTGCATAAGTATCAGATAAATGTGTTGCTTTCCAACGTGCTAATTCTTCTTCCAAGAAACAAAATTGGTCATATGTGAAATTAGATCCCCAAAACTTTTTTAAATTTATCGTATCACTTCCAAAAGCATCATCGTCAATCGGTTCTGGCTGATTTTGTCCTGTTGGTTCTCTAAAAATTAGATCACTAGGATCTGTTGCTTTATCTTTAACAAATCCCGCTTCACTCTTAATTGCAAGTTTTCCCCTATAATATCCAGGAAAAGATGGATCGTCTGGAGATTTTCCATTTGTAGCAAATTGTTTCAATGCACTTTCTAACGTTTTCTCTTTGTATGCCCAATTTATAATTCTACACAATCTTAGCATTGCACGAGAAACATCATGCTCAATTTGATAGTATCTTGAGTATAAATCAATAACGCAATCTTTGCATATACTCATATACAGGTTACGGTCTATCAATAAATCTGTAGCCTTAAAAAAGTTAGAAACTTTTTTATTTTGCATACACATTCGGCAATAACAAAACTCAAGAAAGGTTTCCCCTTCTTGAGTTTCTATGGTTGTTATATTGGTTGTTTTTGATATTGATTTATTTTTATTTTGTTTTAATCTCTTATCATTCGGATTTAATTGATTTGATGGGGGTTTCCCATTTTTCCATCCAGAAGGAGGCATATCATTCACCTCCATTTTCGTTATAATATTTCTCAGGAAAATTTAATGGATTTGGAAGATTGTGTTTAAAAACATAATCATCGTATACTTGCGCAGCCTCTAATTCTGTTTTATATCTTCCTAATCTTTTAGATTTCTTTTCAGTTCTTACAATTGAAGCCCAATTTTTACAAACTTTATCATAACTGACTCCAAAAAATTCAGATGTGGCATTACTTCTTTTTATTCCCCAAAATGGATGATTTGTTTCAGATTTTGATTTAGATAAGTTTTCTCTAGATTCTTCAGATCTTACCTTACCTTTTTGAGAATTAGACATTCTTTGCCTAGTTACATCTAAAACCGGAATACCAAATCTTGGATTTTTATCACCCTTATTTAGTAAAGACATTTTCTGTCTAGTTTCATCACAAATTTCTTTTCCCTCTCCACCACCAGAATCTAAGTTATATCCAAACTTTCCATTATAGCCAAATGTTTTATATTCATTAATCCAAAATCTTTCTTCGTAATTCAATTCTTCAAAAATACATTGTTTTATAATTAAAAATTCAAAATTTTCTTCTCCATGTTTATTCCATGACCATTGAAGATATTCATTCTTATGCCTGTTGTTTCTTAAACTAGATATATGATCGTACCATCTGCCATAAATATCTTGGCTTTTACCAATATATCTCTTGTCATTAACAATATTCCTAATACAATAAATACCACAAATAATTTCTCTCGCCACTTTTACTTCTCCTTGCCCCATAAAATAAACAACAGGAAGTGGGAGCGCACTTGTCAATTCGAGAGCAACCAAGAATCTATCCTGTTATTTTGAGCCTCGTACAAAGAATCGAACTTGTACTTTACACTTACAATGCGTATACTCTGCCATTGAGTTAACGAGGCGTTTTATTACTACCAATAAATATTTGAATGCCGTCCTTATTTTGGTTGGATGACGGCTACCAACATTATTTGGAAGCTGACCATATTTTGGTTCCATATCAGCGAGGAACATTATTTGAAACTTGTCTTACATTTGTGATAGTCCTTTTATACCCCCGTATGACTATTAACGGTATAGATTTGGAATATGCCATTTATTGCTCCCATGCATATGAGGGATTTAGATTTGTCTATGATATAATCATATCATAATTAATTCACATTGTCAATACCCAATTTATTGAAGTAATGCCGCCAAAGCAGCGGTTTCACTTCTTTCAGTTTTTACCAAATTTACACAACCATATAGTTTATTACCGAATAATCTGGAATTCAATCTTTCAAGCCCAGAATTTTTCTCGAAAACAACTTTGTCCGTCTGTTGTGTGTCACCCAAAAACATAATAACACTATCTTTACCAACTCTGGAAACTAACAACGCAACATGTTCACCAGTTAGATTCTCGCATTCGTCCACAATAATTATTGAGTTTTCAAACGATCTTCCCCTGGCATACCCAAGATGCAAAAGTTCCAATTTTCCATCATCAATCATTCTAAATAGTTCGGTTGAAGATCCAAGCAAATCTGCGGCTGGCATAGCAAACGGAAGCAGTTTTTCATTTGCCCCTGCGGGTAATGCACCCAAAGAAACGGTATTTTGAACTTCAATATTATTACGAACCATGATAATTTTTCGATAAGTTGACTTACCCTTTTCAATAGAATCAATTGCGTAAGTCAAAGCGCAATAATTTTTCCCTCCGCCCGCAATGCCTACAATTTGCTTTACAGTAATAGACTCATCTTGTAAAAGATCAAATAGCGCACATTGCTCTTCGTTTACGGGTTTTACTTTTCCGAAACGATAATTCTCTAAATTCTTGAATTTGAGAGGTATAAACTCAGAACCATTCCATTTCTTTTTATCAACAATTTCACCATCCGAATTTTTAATGAATAGATACTGATTTGTAACAGCATCAACCTTCATTCTACCTTCATAAAATGCGGCTAATTCTTCGTTCGTCAATGTGATGGTTTTGATTCCTGAATTCAAAATTACCTCCTTTTATTACAAAAACATAAAACTTAATAAAATTCTTCTTTTATAAATCATTACAACAATATATCAATTAAGATATATTGTTGTAATGAAACCATTAATTCATCAATTAAAACA